CATCCAATATGGTCATTTCGGCATCTGACGGCAAAAAGGAAATCTTTAATGTCAGCAAGGACGGCATCAGCTGGACGATGGCACAGAGCATCATGAAGAAGAACGGCACATTATATTTCCTTGGTAATGGTGCGACAGCAAACAGCGGCAAGGTCATGCGTCTGTCGAACCTTGGCATTTCCTTCTCCAAAAACGGCTACAACGGCACTTATACGCAGTCATGGACGATTAACGGAGAGATGACCATAGGCGGCGCGGGCAATAAGTATGGTTCTCTTACGCTTCAAGATGGCAACGGCAGAGTAATCTGCGAGATGAACCAGAACGGTGTCGATCTGTTTGAGTATGACCAGCAAGGCAATCAGATATACGAATCATGGCTTGCCGGTGGCGGTGTGTCTCTGCTGAATGACGACACAAATGAGGAAGCGAACCTTGCGCCCGGAATGCTGACACTGACAGATGAAGAAGGCAATGCGGCAGACTATCGTGCAACCGGATTTGATGTGGTTGGAGTTTCTGCCTATAAGGATGACAACGAGGAAAGCACGATTGAAGCGACCAATGTGAAGGGTGCGGCAGTTTTCGGAAACTCTTTCAAAACCATTGATCCTGATGACCAGGAAGCAGTTGGTCAGTCTGTCATCTTCGAATTGCCTGGCGGTTTCCGGCTAACCTTCACTAATGGGATTCTGACCGATTATAGTGCCGGTTCCCAGTATTGGAGCGGTGACGAGACACTCATGGCAGATGGTGGTCATTATACATTCACGGACGGCATTTTGACCGATTACTATGACACCTAATTAACAGGGGGCTTTGATGATTACACAGCAAAAGACAAATATCAATCTGGTGCCTGGCGGCATCCCGCCGATCATCTATGTATCGCAGTTTGATGTCCAGACAAACGGCATCGAGTTCACGCTTTATGCCGGAGAAACGGCTTTCACGCTTCCGTCTGGTGCGGGCGTGACGGTCAACGGCAAAAAGCCCGACTCGACTGGCTTCAGCTACTCCGCGGCCTCCGCTTCCGGGAGCACGGTCCGGATCAACGTGACCAAACAGATGACGGCCGTCTTCGGGGACGTGATCTGCGAGCTGCGGATCTCATCTGGGCAGCAGGACGTCGGCACCTGCAATTTCATCCTGCGGGTGGAACGGAGTCCGCTGGACGACGCGGTGATCTCTGAGACGGTGCTGCCGCTGATCGAGCAGGCCGCAGAGATCGCGGCGACGATCGGAGAGTACGCGGAGACCGTGGCCCAGGAGGCCGCGGCAGCTTCGCAGTCTGCGACGGCTGCAGCTACGTCCGCAGCTGCCGCAGCTACGGATGCCGCGAACGTGCACGCCCAGTACACCAGCCTGGAGACGGTCAAGACCAACGCCAACGCGGCAGCGCAGGCAGCCCAGGACGCGGCGGATACGCTGAACGACCTGAGCGCCGCAGCGACCACGCTGGCCGCGGGATCCAGCGCGACGGCAAGCTACGACGCGGCCACCGGTGTGATCACTTTCGGGATCCCGCGCGGCGCGGACGGCGCCACCGGCGCCAGCGGTGTCACGACACCTCTGGCGGGCTTCTTCACGATGTGGGTGGACCCGGATACGGGCAACCTCTACGCAGAGAGCGCCGATGATATGAGCAGCTATTTCGACTATGACTCGGAAACCGGAAACCTTTATTTTCTGACGGAGGACGAATAAATGAGCGTTAGAACATTGATTGGAAATGTAAAAGGGCCGCAGGGCGCCACCGGAGCGACCGGCGCCGCAGGACCTGCGGGAGCTGACGGCAGCGCGGCGACCGTAAACGTTGGCAGCGTGACGACGGTCCAGTACGGCAGCCCGGCGACCGTCACCAACAGCGGCACGGAGAGCAACGCGGTCCTGGATTTCGAGATCCCGCAGGGCGCGCCCGGCGATGAGGTCACGACCTTAGGCGACCTGATCCTGAACAAAATCACGACCTCCTCCGCGACCAGGCCCGTCCCGGTCGTAGGCGATACCGGCGCGACGGCCTTCGGCAAGATCATCAAATACCTGGGCGACCTTTTCACCGGCCTGGGCACGAAGCTGAACACGGCTAACGTGGTCAACAACAAGACCACCACGGAAAGCGGCTATGCTCTGGACGCTAGGCAGGCAAATCCCAATGTGTCCGGGACGCTTGCGGCCAACATCGCCACGCTGAGTGATTCTCTGACACAACTCAAACCGCAAGGCCTGCCGTCAACTATCACCGACGTGAACAACATATTTGACACATCGCTTTATTGTGTGAACTCCCCCTCACCGACAAATTACCCCTTTTCCGGCACATATCAGTCGGTGATATGGACGATCCGCAACAACTCCTCGCTTGTGTATCAGATCGTGTTTAGAGGTGCAGATGATATCGGTCAGATATATGTGCGGCGCTACATCAACGACACTTGGAATCGTTGGTTCCGCTTTAACGGCACAGTTGTGTCATGATGGGAGGGGAAATTACAATGGATAAAATCAAACTTTTCGACGGCACAACCCTTGATATCGAGGACAGCGCATCTCTTGACCATATCGTGCATATCGCTAAGACAGCCACAAAGGCAAAAGCGGCGGCGGATGCCTTTACGGCGGAAAACCTCCGCCATGTGGAGTTTTTGCACGGCGATAACATCAACGGCATCTATGACAATCTTGCCTTAGTGGTCTACGAGGCCACGGCGGCAGAGGAAGGCATGGAACCGCAGGCACCCAAGGCAAACCCGCTTATCGATGGCAAGACTGTGACCATCGCATTGTGCCAGATGTAAGGGAGGTCAGCCATGGAAGAGATTATTAACTTCATCGAAGCCAACTGGGTTCAGTGGCTCTTTGCGGTGGCCTTGTCGGCTCTTGCGTGGCTGTACCGTAACATCGCCGCACGGCTTAAGCTGGAACAGGCAAAAAACGAGGCTATAGCGGAGGGGGTCCAGAGCCTCCTCCGTGAATCCATCGTGAGCAATTACAACAAATACTTGGAAAAGGGTGCTTGCCCCATCTACGCAAAGGAATCAATCAAAAAGGTCTATGCCAGCTATCACAAACTCGGCGGCAACGATGTCGCAACGGAACTGTATCGGAAGCTGCTGGCTATGCCGGAACAGGAGGGAGACAATGAGTGATAAGTTTTGGAAAGCCGCCGGTGTGAGAGCATTAAGGACGGTAGCGCAGACGGCGCTTGCCATGATCGGCACGGCTGTGGTCATGTCCGATGTCAATTGGACGGCGGTGGCATCTGCCTCCATGCTGGCGGGTATCCTGTCCCTGCTGACATCGATCAGCACCGGCTTGCCGGAGGTCAAATCATGAGTGCCGCCGGGCAGCTGGTCGGGATCGCTGAGACCGAACTGGGATATCTTGAAAAAAGCAAAGCCAACTGGAATACTTACGGTCTTAACTGCCTTTACACCAAGGAAAAGTTTGCCGGAGCCGACAATGTGACCAAATATAGCTATGAGGTCGGACACTACAACGCATACGGCTGGGCAGCTTGGTGCCAGTCCTTTGTCAACTGGTGCTTCATGGCTGCCTTCGGCGCTGGGAAAGCTGACAAGCTGCTTTGCGGCAAGCTGAAGAGTGCCTCCACCATGGATGTCAAAAACGCCATGCTCAAGGCAGGCCGTGGTGTTGACCTGGCTAAAGCGCAGCCCGGTGACCTGGTCTTTCGGTCACGCTCCGGCGGCGGTCATGTCGGTATCGTCAAGGGATGGTCAAACGGCAAGATCGTCACCATCGAGGGCAATTCATCAAGCACGGATCTGAGCAGCTGGAACGGCGGCGCTGTTGTGCAGCACACAGGTGCCGCATGGAACTGGTGTTGCCGTCCTGACTGGTCGATTGTCGAGAGAAAAGAGGATCCTGTTTTCAAGTGGATTCAGAGCGGCGGCAAATGGTACTATCAGAACCAGTACGGCGAGAACACTCACGGCTGGCTCCTGATCAAGGAGACCGGCGGCACGGTATGCCATTGGTATTACTTTAACCCGAAAGGCCAGATGCTCACCGGCAGCCATCAGATTGACGGCGAGTGGTGCTTCTTCCAACCTGACGGCCCGCTTGAGGGTGCCATGTGCAAGACGGACGGAAAAGGATATCTCCATGTTTGGGATGTCGAATAATATGACCCTCCCTTTAGGCCCTTCGGGGCCTTTTTTTGTTGCCTGTTTTTACCTCAATCTTAACTCAAATTTACCTCACTTTTTCGGCGATGTGTTGCCGAATCCCGCAATGTGTTGCCGAATTAGCAAAACAAAGACCACGGTATAGCTTGATATAATGCTAATTTCACGCTATACTGTGGTCTGTGTAAATATGCCGGTGGCGGGACTCGAACCCGACTGGAAATGCCGTATACTTAAGTATATGCTTTCCTATACCTCAATATTTACCTCAAATTTGGAAAAATGTGAAAGCACTTTTGCCGTTTCCCTCTGGGTCTCGGCATCTATTTTATTCTGGTAAATTCGTTTTAGGACCGGGCTGTTGGTGCTCCAGCCGCCCCGGTCTTCGATGGTCTTTTGAGAAATCCCCATGTACATCATGATCGATGCCCCATAATGCCGTAAATCGTGGAAACGGAAGAGCGGCAGGCCTGTCTGCTTCAGCGTCTTACGGAACTTATCGCCAATATAATCCGGGGTGTGCGGTATCAGCCGCCCCTCGATGCCCCGGCATTGCTCAATCACGAAGCCAGGATAAACGATCTTCCTGATGCTGTCCATGGTCTTGGGAAGCTTGACCACCCATGCCCCAGAGGAATCTTTGACCAGGGCTTTGTTGATGGTCACCACATTGCCGGTGATGTCAGCGTCAGTCAATGCGCAGACCTCCGACCTCCGGCACGGCCCGAAGGCTGCCAGAAGGACAGCCCGGAGGAGCTCCCGGTCACCGGCCCTCTGGATGTAGGACAGCAGCACGGCGATGTCATCATCAGAGGGGCAATAATTGTCATAGCGGTTTGGCTGCGGCAGCTGGACCCGGAAGCGGATGGTGTCATCCTGCATGGCGATGGCAGCAGTCAACAGCCCGAAGCAGTTCTTGACGGTCTTGGGAGACAAGCCTGAGGAAGCAAGGCGGGAAATCCAGGCTTGCACATCCTGGCTTTTCAGCTTGCGGACGGAGATGCTGCCGATGTCCTCAAAGTGCTTCTTCTGCATTCCTTCGTAAGAGCGGAGCGTGGACGGCGACAAGACACCCCGCTTTGCGTCTAGATACCTCTGCAAGGCCTCAGAAAGCAAAATAACGGGCTTTCCGTCATCTAGGTGAGCATCTTCCCATTCCTCGGATAAACGCCGTGCCTGTGCCTTTGTGGGCGCTGTGAAGGTCTTCGTGCGGCGCTTGCCTGTCTCGTCATAATAATTGTATGTGTATCGGGCGGATTTTTTCTTAGCCATTGCCGCCCTCCATGTTGCGCATGGTCTCAATCGTGAATATGATAGCGTCCACAAGTTTCTTCCTGTCTCCCTGTGGCATCCGTCCGCCAGCGAAGAGGATGAGGCGGCGGATCTCTGGATCCGAAAGGTATTCATCAATTTCAAGATCCTCGGTGTAGCTCCCCAAGAGATCGGACACGGAACAATGCAGCACCTCCGCCATGCGTTGGACATCCTGCATCGATGGCTCCGTGCGGTTGACCTCCCATGATGACACGGTGGGTCTGCTGATTTTCATCAGCCTGGCAAATTCCTCTTGCGTCAATCCGGCGCTTACTCTGTACTTCCTTATATTTTTGCCGATGTTTGACTTTATCATGGTCCACCTCCTTGCACTTTCAGATTATACAATATTTATGCGAAAAATGCTACAATTACATCAAAAAATGATTGACTTTTGTAGCATGCGGGTGTATCATATCTATGATACAAAAATGTATCAACAATCTATACACACGTTATCCACTTGGAGGGAGGTGAACGAATGCTTACAATGAAAGAGTGGAGAAGGGCCAAGGGCGTTTCCGTCCGTGAAATGGCGGAATATCTGGAGGTCAGCGACTCCACGGTCATCAACTGGGAGAACAAAGGGCAGAAGATCCCGGTCGAAAAGGCTATCAAGTTTTGCAAATTTTTAGGGGTCGACCTGGCTGATGTTAATTTTTTTTGTCAGTAAGCGCTACAAATATGTAGCATTGGAGGGACATCATGAGACACACGATAAACACTACCATCCATGCCATCGGCGGGCTTGTGCTGCTCTGGGGCATCCTGATGGGAGTCAAGGCGGCAGGACTGGCTGACCTCGGCGGGGATTTTGCCGAGATGGCGGCGCTTTGCAAGTGCAGCCTGGCGGCATCTGCCTGCGGCGGCTTCCTGCAATGGTGGCGGGTGTGAACAGACTGACAGAGGCTAATGCCCAGCTGCTCCGGTGGCGCTACAAGGCAAAGGAAAAGCACGGCTACACCGATGCCGAACTGGCGAAAAAGATCGGGTGCTCTGCCTCTACGTTGAGCCACAAACAGAAGCTGTACATGATGCCGTTTTATCAAGCAATGAGACTTAAGGAGTTAGCAAATGAGGATAGTTAAATGTGACCGGTGCGGCGCTGAGATACCGGCAAGCCAGGAGACGACCGGCTATGTAGCTCTGAACCTGCGGCAGCTGGAGACGGATGACCTGATCGAAAACAACCCGTTCGAGCACTGGGACCTCTGCGATGACTGCATGAAGGCCATCCACGCTTTCATCACGGATCCGAAGGCAAAGCCGGAGCCGAAGAAGTTCGAGGAGGTCCTGGACAGCGTCGACGCGGGCAAGAAGCCGAAGAAGGCGAAACCAAAGAAGAAGCCCGGCCCGCATAAGTGGGACAAGGGCAGGGCCCAGGCCTTGAGGGACGCTGGCTGGAAGATTTCTGACATCGCAGATGAGTGTGGGGTAAGCGAATCCTCTATCAAAATGCACACGGTCGCGCCGGAACCCAAGAAGATCTACGAAAACGAATGGGCGCAGAATGAGCCGGATCTGGCGGTAACTACCCGCAGCATGATGGGCGAGAAGCACCTGGAGGAGGGAGAAGAATGACATATTACTTTACTTACGGTCTCGGAGATCCTGCTGAGACAAAGCAGGCCTTTCAATGCGGCTGGACAGAGGTCGAGGCCCCGGACATCAACACGGCAATCAAGGCTTATGAGACATTCCACCCTGCTGATGAGCGTGGATTGATGCCGTGCTGTAGTGTGGCCTACACGGCTGAACAGATGGGGCAGATGCTGACCAAGGGCAACGGCGGGGTCTTCTGCCATGATCGCATCAAGTGCAGCTATGAGGTGGTTGGTTGATGGGAACAAACACAACTAACGTATCAAAACAGGAAACGGCATTGAAGCGTGCTGCCGGTTATCCGACCTACGGACGGAAAAAGCCCGATGCCGAACCTGATTGGGGCAAAGCCCAGGCACTCCGTGACGCTGGTTGGGGTGTTGGATCCATCGCCAAGGAACTGGGCGTGATGAAGATCGATGTGGCACACCACACCCACAAGCCGGAGAAGCGGAAAAAGTTTGAAAACGAATGGGCAGAAGCCGAGCCTAATCTTTTCAAGGAAAATCAGCTGATTTAAGGAGGTGAGAACGATGGGCAAGGCAACTAAAAAGATGTACCTCTGCACGAAGTGTGGCATGACTTTTGATACTTCCGAAGCAGGCTGGACCGGCTCTTATGAGGGCGAGGGTGTCATGCGTGGCTGGCTGCCGGATGAGATGGTCTGCCCGTGCTGCGGGTCGCCTGAGTGGGTCGAGGCAGCCGAGTGCGGCGATTGCGGTGACTACTTTGACATCGATGAGATGCACATCGTGGACGGATGGCACATCTGTGAGGAATGCTATCAGAAAATTGAAAAAGCCGGTGCTGCGAACACCGACTAATTCCGATAGGCAGGATACAAATTAACTTGTACGAAAGGATTATATCACAAATGACTGGATACGAAAAGTTACTTGAAAAAATCAACGAGCGGATCTTCATGCTCGAAATGTCCGATGTCTATGACCGCAAGGCCCTGGACCTGTGGCGGTACTTCAAGGAGATGGTCGAGGCCGTCCAGAAGGAGGAGGGATGACATGGCAATCTTAGTAATGCTTTACGGACAGAGCGGCACCGGCAAGTCGACCAGCCTGCGCAACTTCAAGGCTGAAGAGGCTTATGTCATCAATGTCTCCGGCAAGCCGTTTCCGTTCCGTAACACGAACAAACTCAAAAGCTATACCACAGACAGCTACACCCAGCTGATCATGAATCTGCCGAAGTGTCCGCAAAAGTCCATCATCATTGATGATGCGACCTATCTGATGGTCAACGAGTTCATGCGGACAGCAAAGGTCTCCGGCTATCAGAAGTATACCGACATGGCATACAACTTCAACAATCTGATCGATGTCTGCGCAGGCCTGCCGGATGACAAGATCGTTTACTTCATCGGGCATTCTGCCCAGATGGATGACGGCTCCGAACACTTCAAGACAATCGGAAAAATGCTCGACAATTATGTGACCCTGGAAGGCAAGTTTTCAATCGTGTTGAAAACGGTAGTAAATGATGGCAATTACCAGTTTGCCACCAGGAACAACGGACAGGACACCGTCAAGACACCGATGGGGATGTTCGACACGGACCTGATCCCGAATGACCTGGCTGCGGTCGATAAAGTGATCCGGGAGTACTACGGGATGCAGGAGGCCAAATCGGATGCGTGAGTACAAATATTTCGATGAGAATTTCCAGATTATGAAAGACAGCATCACCGAGGACATTAATCTAATGCGGTTAAAGGGTGCTTCTGACCAGGAAATCCTCGACACCTTCATCGAAGTAACAATAGATATTTATGCTGAGTTAAGCGGAAATTAAAGAATGGAGAAAAGGACATGATTAAGAAATTTAACGGCTACGAAGAAAAAGCAAGCACAACCGGGCAGCTGCCTGTCGGGTGCTATGTCATCAAGATCCTTGATGTCAAGTATATGGAAGGACAGGGAGTGTCTGACAAGATAGAAATGCGGATCGACATTGACGAAGGACCCGAAAAGGGCTTCTTCCAGAGCCAGTATGAGGCATCGACCAATGAAGACGCTAAGTGGAAGGGCAAAGCGATCATCTGGATCCCGGATGGATCCAACACGGATGCCGATAAGCGTACCGTCCGTAACTTCAACAGTTTCGCCGCTTACCTTGCCAATGCCAATCCTGGATATCATTGGGACTGGGATGAGAGCAAGCTGAAGGGCAAGAAGATCGGTGCAGCCTTCCGCAAAGAGTTCAACATCATCGAGGGCCGTGAAGTCGGATATACCGCTTTCGCATGGTTCTGCGATGCGGATGATGTAAGATCTGGAAAGGCGAAGACACCTAATCCCAGATATCGCAACGGTGCAACCGGCAACGTGACCCCGGCAGGATCCTCGACAACCTCAGCCGTTAACGAGGGCTTCATGGAGATCCCTGAGGCCGCAGCGGAGAGCATCCCCTTCTAAGCCATGACCGGGGCAGAAGTAACGGCTTGCCTTGAATCAATGAGTGTGCTGGTCGATACCAGAGAGCAACCATCCGGAAGGGCGCTGAGGCGATATAAGCGTTTTGGCGCTCCTTACCGGAGACAAAAGCTGGAGTTTGGAGATTATACTTATAATTTCGTTCTGCCGGATGGGCGGGAACTTTATACGGAAACCGACTCCGTACTTCCGCCGGTGGTGGTCGAGCGTAAGGCCAATCTGGAAGAGCTCTCCGGCAATCTGACCGAGAAGCAGCTGCCGAAGCACAAGGCCCAGGGAGTGAGGAACCGCTTCGAGGCGGAGCTGCTCCATGCCAGGCAAAACGGCACTTCCGTCTATCTGCTTGTGGAAGATGCTTCCATCTCAAACGTATTGAATCATCAATATGATACGCGTCTGAATGAAACGGCATTCTTCCACACGCTGACGGCCTACATGGCCAGGTATGATCTCAAGCTGATCTTCTGCCAGCACGATGAGACAGGCAGCATTATAAAGGAGATCCTTTTCCGTGAACTGAAGGAGAGATTGACCAGGGGGGATTATGGCTAAGGACTATATAAAACCATGGATAAAGATGTGGAAGAAATCCATGAGCCATCCCTTATACCAAAACGGCAAGCCATTTGATGAATGGCACGCATGGCAGGATATTCTGTTTATGTGTGATAACGAAGGCACATTTAAAACCACGCTAAAAGGGCTACAAATAAGGTGGAACTGGAATTCCATCAAGGCCGTTAGGGCATATTTGGGCACATTAAAGGGCACAAATATGATAGAGGTTAAGGGCACATTTGGAAGGCATGGCGGAATCACCATAAAAGCGCTTAAATACTGGGCTTATCAGAGTTCGCCAAATGCGGCAAAAAGACAAAATGGGCACATTAAAAACGGCACTTCAGGGCACATTAAAGGGCACATAGAAGTACTTAATACAGAAGAAGGGGGTATGAAACCGCCCTTCAGTACGGTTTCAACCCCATCAGATAATAGTGATGATTTTGATGTGACGAAGGTAGATTTTGATGATTGAGACAAGTATCTATCAATTCAATAAAGATGATGCCTTTCGTTTTGCCAAGATGACCGGGATCAAGCACCGGCAGAAAGGATCGGAATTGGAGTTTGTCCTGTGTCCGTACTGCCAAGGCGGGCGGCACCATGACAAAAACACCTTTTCCATCAACCTGGATAACGGCAGCTTCAACTGCCAGCGGAGCAGCTGCGGCGTGAAGGGCAACATGATTACCCTGGCGAAGGACTTTTCCGGACAGTTTGAACTGACTAAGGATGTGACGCACTTCTACAACATCGATAATGCAAACGCAAAGTTCCGGAAGTTTAAAGACGCGCACCGGGTGACGGAATCCAAAGATGCTGCCGTGCGGTATCTGACCTCCAGAGGGATCACAGAAGATGTATGCCGGAGGTATGAGGTAACGGTCAAGGCTGACAACGAGGATATCCTGGTATTTCCGTTCAAGGATGAAAAGGGTGAACTCCAATTTATTAAGTATCGGAATCTGGCATATCAGAAGGGAGGTAAAGGCTCTAAGGAATGGTGTGAGTCTAGATGTAAGCCGATCCTGTTCGGAATGAATCATTGCGATCCTTCCGGCACGCTGATCATTACGGAAGGGCAAATTGATTCTTTATCTCTGGCAACCGCCGGGATTCCGAATGCTGTGTCGGTTCCGACAGGCAAAAACGGATTTACATGGAGACCGCATTGCTGGAACTGGCTTATTCAGTTCGATGAGATCGTAGTATTTGGAGATCATGAAAACGGCGAAATCACACTTGCCAAAGAAATCGCCAGTTTCTTCCCGAAACGGGTCCGGGTTGTCAGATCGGAAGATTACCGGGGCTGCAAGGATGCCAATGAGATCCTCGTGAAGTGCGGACCGATGGCGCTGAAGGATGCTGTTGACCGTGCGGAAGTCAAGCTTTCCAATCGGATCATCAGCCTGGCTGATGTGGAGATGCGTGACCTGTCGAAGCTGGAAGCGGTGAAGACCGGCTTTCCGACACTTGATACAACCATCGGCGGCGGTTTTCACTTCGGTGATGTGGTTGTCCTGACCGGCAAGTGCGGAGATGGCAAGTCGACTGTAGCAAGCATGATGATAGCATCGGCGCTCCAACAGAATTATAAAGTCTTCTGCTACTCCGGGGAACTGCCGTCATTCATGTTCAAGGCATGGCTCGACTCCCAGATCCTTGGCAAGACCACCATCAAAGAGGCTGACAATAATGCCGTTAACGGATGGTATCGAGACAGGATCTACATCTATGACAATTCTGTTGTGGATGCCGACGAAGATGATGCCTTTAAGGCCATTGAGGAGGCCGTCAAGAATCTGGATTGTCGGGTCATCCTGATTGACAACCTCATGACGGCAATGCCGGACAATGACCGCATCGATTTATTTCATCAGCAGAGCCTTTTTGTGAAGCGCTGTGCAAAGTTTGCCAAGGCCTTCAATGTGGTCATCCTTCTGGTGGCTCATCCCCGGAAGGGAAACGGAACGGATAACGATGATATATCCGGCTCCGGTGACATCGCCAATCTGGCCTCTTTGGTGCTGCGTTATCAGCGGTATGAAAAGGACAGCGACAAGTCGATGCTGACCGTAACGAAGAACCGCATCAACGGCAAGCTGCTGACCGGACAGAACGGCATCAAGATGGCCTATTATGAAGCATCCAGAAGAGTATTGGAAGATGGACAGCTGGACAGCTTCGGGCCGATGTTTGAGGAGACCAAACTGAATGACGGCTTCGAGGTCATCCCGGAAAGCGAAGAAATCCCATTTATGTGAGGCAAACCCATGGGAAAGAGGAAGGAACACTACACAAAAGACGAGCTGCTCCTGTTAGGCCATCGACAGCGCCAGGCACTCGATGCAGCTGCCGGATCCATGAAGATCATCACGCTTGTGATACTGCATGAAAAGTATGGCTTCGGGCCGAAGCGGCTGAATGACTTTATAGAACACTTTGATGATGTTTTATCGTACTACAACGCAAGTAATGACTATCAAGCTCTTTTGAAAGAGTGGAATGACTATTTTGCAGACTATGCCGGAATACATGTATTGCCGGAGAGAGGTGAAAAGAAATGAGACTTGTAAAGCTGACCTGTCTGTTTTTGCTGACAGGTGCAATGATGACAATGACGGCGAAAGCGAACAATATTATTGCCGAGATCCACACAGACAACGGCATGAGCGAGGCAATCGAGATAACGGAGCCTTGCCCGGCAGGACTCACAGAGACCACGGCAGACGCACCAGAATCGACAGAAACAGCCCCGGCGGTGTATGAGGCTATATCTGTTAGCGATGAGGATGCGAAGCTTCTGGAGGCCATTCTGTGGGCCGAGGCAAACAACCAATGCTTCGAGGGGCAGAAGGCTGTGATTGAAGTCATCTTCAACCGGGTCCTGTCCGATGAGTGGCCTGATACTATCTATGATGTCCTGAGCCAGAAGGGGCAGTTCGCGACCTGGAAGTATCGGAACCGGGTCAAGCCTACGGAAGTGCAAAGCGATGTCATTGCCGATGTGCTGCGGGAGACGGAAACGGTGCTGCCATCGACAGACTATGTCTTTTTTGACACCAAGGGAGTCAACGGCAAGAAGCATATCAGGATACAAGACCATGTCTTTGGGAGGTGAACCATGAGGGACGTAACGATCAGGGACTGCATTGGCAAGGCAAAGGAGCTGACGGCTGAGGAGGTGCGGAAATCGCCAGTTGGGACTCGAATCATCCGGCACAGCTTTGACAGGTACGGTACTCACCAATGGCGGGAGATGACCGTGGTACAGTCTGGCTGTAGCCACGCTCTGGCATATCGGGATGTCGACATGACCACATCCATCAAGAAGATAACCAAAGAGACCGATAGGGTATGTTACACGGCGGCTGAATGAGAAGAAAGGAAAATGCAACTTTCTAAAGAAAACGCAACTTTGAAGGGAGAAAGTACAACATGGGGATAATTATTGATACAAAGGCGGAGGAAGTCACACAGCCAAACTTGCAACCAACTTGCAACCAACTTGCAACCGATTATATCAGCAGACAGGCGGCGATACACGAAATCCATAAACAAGTATGGCTTGCAGAAACAGCAAAGACGTTTCTTACGGAGGCATTAAATGAGTTGCCATCCACAGATGCTGTCGTGGTCGTGAGATGCAAGGATTGCCTATACTGGGACATGGATGAGACAGACGAGACAGCAGGCAGATGTGAGATGTGGGAATGCTATCGGCGGGCAAGTAATGACTATTGCAGCGAGGGAAGGAAAAGAAATGATTAACCAAATGTCAGAAGCTGCCTTGCTCGAAGGCCTGGCGGAAGAATCATCCGAACTGGCTCACGCTGCCCTCAAGCTGGCGAGGATCCTGAGGGACGAGAATCCGACACCTGTCCGCCGGATAGAAGCCAGGGCGAAGCTGGTGGAGGAAATGGCTGATGTCATATTGTATAGCCAAGTCATTCGGCAGAAGCTTGGCATCCAGCTGAGCGAGGTGGGCGATGTTGTAACAGCAAAGCATGAGCGATGGGAGAAAAGACTTAGCGTATCATGACCACGAAAGAGTATCTGCAACAAATCCGAAAACTGAAGAACCGAGTTGACCAATGCATTGAGCAGCTGGATGTCCTCAAGTCCTACGGCGCTAAGGCAATCGACTACAGCGCCGTCCGGGTGCAGACTTCACCCGCCAACCAAATGGAGGCGGTGGTCATCCAGATTACCGAAGAGGAAGCCAGGCTTAACGAACTGCTCCGGCAATACATCCGGCAGAAGCGGGAGATCGTCCAGCAGATAAACAGCCTGTCAGATGAGCGGTATGTGTCCATCCTTTACAAGAGATATGTCGAATTCAAAAGTTTCAGCGTAATCTCCAAGGAAATGGAATACGATTACAACTGGACTTGCAACCTCCATGGTCATGCATTGAGGGCGTTCGCAAAAGCCCATAAGATAACATAACTTGACTTATGCTATTATGGTATTGTCCTTCCAGACGGATTGATGATATCCTTCCTATCCTCCTTTCGTTTTGTTGTGGAGCAACTGAGCCGGGTTCGCCTGGCTCTTTTGCGTTGATGAGTAATGCAAGCATACAAGGACCCGACCGCATGGATGGCAATCGCCAATGTGGAGCAGGAACGGAAAAGAAAAGAGAAGCAGAAGCAATGGCAACGGAAGCGGAAAGATTCTACGGCTCACAAGCATGGAAAGAATGTCGGGCAGCCTACATCAAAAGCAAGGGCGGACTCTGTGAGAGATGCCTGAGGTCTGGCTTGTATCGGCCCGGTTATGTTGTCCATCACAAGATTTATCTTGATGAAAAAAGTTTTTCTGATCCTGCCATCGCTTTGAATTGGAAAAACCTTGAGCTCCTCTGCCGGGAATGCCACGAAATGGAACACGCTCGAACAAAGAAGAGATTTATCGTGGATTCGATGGGTCGTATAGCCCCCATCGGAAACTGAAAAAAATCGAAAAATCTAG